CCGAGAATGTTTATAAATGTACCGCTTGGTTTTATTGATACAGCTTCACCGCTAAATATTTCTTTCATTATTAAAGTAACAATTCTCAATTAACGCTCCCATACCAATGCTTGAGTGGCATATACCGCCCGTAACTTCGCCCTCTACCGAACCTGCATTATAACAGTTTTTATGTGCCCACCTCGCATAATTAGATCATAGTCCAATTATACCATAAATTTCTATGATTTGCAACATTTTTTCCTAAAAAAGTAAATATTCACATCTTTTTACGAATCCTCGCCAACACTTAAATATCTTTTAACCAACTCCTCCGCTGATTTCCAATGTAACCATTTTTCGCTCCTTATAATATAATAGTAATGCACGGTGAGCAAAAAGGCTCTGCTGTGCTAAAGAAAGGAGGAATTCCATGAATCTCAATATGTTTGATGATATAAACGGTCTGATTCTGCGCGAACGAGAGAATTCTCTTGAACCTAAATTCTCTGCCGCTCCGCGCCATGAAGGACTCTCGCGGTTTCCCGATAATACTCCGCTCGCCATGGCTTATGTTCCGTTCCAACAGATCAATCAGGTTTACGAGCCGGACAAAGCTATGTCCGCCGGAACACTCTTCCCTGAGCTTGATCTTCCCTTTGAGAGAGGAGGCGCTCAGCAATGAATGAAAGGCAGCGTCTCCTTAACAAAATCAAAAAGTACGATTTTTCCCTCAAGGAGCTTAACCTCTACCTCGACACCCACCCCGACTGCCGCCGTGCTCTCGCACTTTTCAATAACTACCAGACTATCAGACAAAACTGCATAGAAGAATACAACCGCAGATTCGGCCCGCTCACTCCCGACCAGAGCAACGATCCTCAGCATTGGTCATGGATCGACGACCCGTGGCCGTGGGAAAGGAGGTAAATTATGTGGCAATATGAAAAGAAACTGCAATATCCCGTAAATATCAAAACTCCCAACGCAAAGCTTGCAAGGGTTATAATAAGTCAGTTAGGCGGTCCGGACGGCGAACTTGCCGCTTCGCTCAGATATCTCAACCAGCGCTACGTTATGCCGTATGCCGAGGTAAAGGGACTTCTTACTGATATAGGCACAGAGGAATGTGCACATCATTGATAACTATAATATATAAAACCGGCAGAGGAAACTATCCCCTGCCGTTTTTCTGTCATATGAGAGCGTCCCAGTCTAATCCTCCGAGATATCCAACCCCGAGCCGGTTAGCCTGCTGGAAGTTGTGGATAGCGGTCATGGTTCGCTCGCCTGCGATACCGTCTGCCGCTCCGCAGTTGAACCCGATAGCATTCAGCCTTACCTGAACCCAGCGCGTCAGCTCACCGCTGTCGCCATTGTTGATAGTGTACTTGTGGCACTCCGCGAGTGTCTTTGTGCCTGCGATACCGTCCACATCGAGTGCCGCACCCTTGCCGTTGAGAATCTTTTGGAGCTCGACTGTCGAGTTGTCCTTAGTGGAGTAGTACCTGTAAAAATCGTCCGTCACGCTGCCCGAAGTGCCGCCGCGTACTGCCTCATCGCCGTACCACTTAGCCCCTGTACGCACGTCAACGTGAATCGCGGTGTAGGTACTGTCGATGTTGCCAATGCCTCTAAAGCCGATATCCTGCGCCTTGCAGGCAACTTTCTTAGTGCTGATAATGCTGCCGTCCTGACCATAGCATATAATGTCCGCAGCATTGCCCTTGGTGTGCTGACCTGTTCCGTTGCCGCCTACAGCCTTGTCATGGTCAGGGCAACGATAACCACTTGTCACGACAATCCGAGAACAATCAAGCACACGGTAGAGTTTTTCGAGATTGGTCACAAGATTCGGATTAATTTCTGTATCGTGCGTTTTACCACACTTGCAGCGGAACTCCCTTGCATTGAAATGCGCAGAAAGCTGCGTTTCATCGTTGTACTCGTATTTCATGACTTGTCCTCCTTGTTGAAGTTCTTCAGCTTTTTAATTATTTTCAGCGCCCACTGCGCATCGGGGTTGATCTCGGCATAGTTCTCAAATATACTGACAATTTCCATGACGGTGATGTAGGTGAAAACTAAAACCGCCGTCACAATGCCTGCGATGTCGGACAATTCCTCAGCCTGATAGTATTTGCCCAATTCGTGTATGCCGATGTCCAGTCCGCAGGCTGTCACCATTACCACGATCTCGCCAATCTTATTCAATCCGCCCTTGCGCATTTTAGAACTGCATATGTCGTCATTGCAGTATGCTTTGATGAATCCTGTGACGTAATCGGCTAATGCAAGTCCGATGATTATTAATATCATGATTATGTACTTCATACGATCTCCTTTCAGTCCTTGATACACCAATATCCGTTTGTGATGTATTTTTCGTTGTTAAGCGTAATTATACCCATGCCGTCATACTGATAAATCGGTATATAATATGCATTTTCAGCCGCAACATTAGCATCACCAAGACTTGCGGCTGTTACAAAATTAGCTAACGTTGTGCAATTAGCTAAATGGCGAGTGCAATTGTTTCCAAGAAAATTTTCTAAATCTGAGCGACACACACGAGGATTTGCTAACGAATCAGATTTGTAAGGTGCCCCGTATATAAGTGTGCCGTCACTATTAAATGACATGAACGCTGAATTGATTCTTGTTGTTCCGTCATAACTAAGAGCCTGTATGATAATACCATTAGTGCAAGCAAGAATTGTGTAATGTATTTCAGACGAACTGCTGCCTATTTCAAACGAAGAACCACCATTGTTATAGTATACCTTGAGTCCCCCAATCACCAATATGTTATTGTGTTTAATTTGGCTTATATTTGTGCCTGATGATGATACGGCGGTAGTTATTCCTGTGAACCCCAAGTTATCTATAAACGCTTTTGCAGCCGCTGGACTTGCATTCATAATTGATGTAATTGCCATTTTATTTCTTCCTTTCTTAGCCCTCTATATCCGCCGTGAAACTGGCGTTCCCTACCACGCATTTCTTTGCTGAATCACATATCACCATTGCCTGACCGACTTTATCCTGTGAACCGCCGCTTATATCAGCCACCTTTGCGACCAACGTATTCAGCGTTTCACCCACGTCAGCTTCAACGCCTTTTGCCGTAAGAATGCCTGCGAGAAGATTACGCTGCTGGTCAATGGCTGTCAGCATATTGCGGATAGTCTCAGGTTCGCTCGTGCTGATGAATGTTTCCAGAATGTCCTGTATGTATGCCACACCTGTGCCCCCTTTCACATTTCCGACAATGTTCTGCCCCCAGACCTGCGCTGAAACATTACTGATAGTAATTGATTTATCATTGCTCTCCAGCTTCACGCTGAACAGGTGCTCGCCTGCATCCAGCACTATCGGGATAACTCGTTCAACCGATTTGTACTCAATCGCCGCAAGCGTGAATGCTTCTGCAAACACAACTGCCGCGCCGTCCATGTATGACGTGATATTTACCGTGCAGTCCTCTGCGCCCTGCAAGTTTGCATTGTAGTGCAGAAACGCCCATGTAGGCTCTCTCGCGTTGACAACACCGTCCGCTATCACGGTTGCCATATCTATGTCCTGCGGATACTCGTTCAGTTCCGCGACTTCGATGGTCTTGCCTTTTGTGATATTGATTTGCGTGCCTGACGCTCCCGAGCTTGCCGAACCGCCCGAAGATGAAACTGTGTTACTTCCTGCGCGCGGTACGCCCGGAGCGGTGAGCTGCTGTGGAGAACGGAACTGCCAGAAATTTGAGCATATCAGGAACTTGCAGTCCTCGCTTTCCGTGATACCACCCTTTACAATCACCATGTCCCCGATGTCAAGCGCAGGGTCGCCATAGTACTCAATCGTGCCCGGAACCCAACTCATGTCGCTGAAATATGCACAAAGCGGATACAACAGCCAGTCAAAACGTTCCTTGTAGTTCTTGTCATTGTCCCACACATATTTGTTGTCCGTGATGTTCAGAACGGCTGTAGACTGCCCCTGACCTGCCTGTGTTGCTACAGGCTCGGAGACAGTGTGTCCGAGTGAACCGGTATAGGAGAACTGCCTGACGCGGTAATTGTACTCACTCAGCTTGATACTCTTGCGCAGATCTACAGGAATAGTCCGCACAGGTGTTTTTGAGAACCTGCGGAATTCTATCTTGCCCTCGCGATTCGCAAACGCAAAACCGCCGATAAGCTGCGCGATTGCCCGTACCTCATCACGGCAGTTTGAAAGATAATGCGTTCCGAACCAGTCGTACTTGATGTCAATTTTCTTTCCGTCACTGTCAGTCGGCAGGAGTGCATTTATTTCGTCTATGGTCTGTGCAAACTCAACCTTCGCGACCGTTTCGATTTGTTCCAGAACTGCCGCCGCGAAAACTACACCAACGTAGTCGTTGTTCAGTTCCGAATCAAGACGGCTGATGTGGTCAACGGCTTTCACCGTTAACCGCGAGCCGTTTTCTCTCTCGGCTGACGTTACGTCAAACAGTCCCAGAGGAACTTCATCTGCTGCGCCGTCAACCGAAAACCACAGCCGCACTTCACCGCCGATAATTTCATCGCGCCGCAGATAGGGCACGTTCAGGATCATGCTCAGTTCGCCTGTGTACATCTGACCGATCATGAACACTTCTTCATCTTCAACGCAGCGCAGGTCTATGCTTGGATTTCCGACCATTGTGCTATCGTCAAGAGTGAGTGTGTCACCGTTGACGTCCGTAAGAGTTCCGTGTATATGCTGAACTGCGCCGCTTTCGATCGCCGCTATATATGCGGCTGATACCTGATACAATATCTCACCCCCCTATATTTCGATCAGATTCACGGATAATTCTGCCGTAAAACCATTGTCAACGGTCGTTCGGTCTGACGGATACATCTCTGCTGTAACATAACTGCCATTATGCAGAAAAACGACAGTCTGTGTAAACGCGCTTACCAGTGAATTGACCTGTGCGATTTCTGCACTTTCGCCTTTGAATTTCAACGTCAGTTTATATGTGTTTGTGCGAATAGGGTAACGCAGCGCTTTTCCTGTTTCCGTGGAACGTCCTGAACCCTCTGCCAAAAGGTCGGAACATATTACACTATAGCCGTCTGAAAGCGGCTGTACGGCAAGCTGAGTGCCGTTTATGGACTTTATCGCTAACATTATTCACCCCTCCTTGCGCGGTCGCTATTCACGATTTGCAGCACTTCTCGGCTGAATTCCTTGGAATTTTTGAAAAGATAATTGATTATTTCTACATTCATTCCCGAGCGCAGAAGTTCAATAATGATCCGCAGCAGTTCAACTATTTCACTGCTGCCGCCGCTGTCGCCGAGCATTCCTTTCAGTTTGGACAACGGCGCGATAACTTCGGGGTCTGTGGCAGCGTTTTTGTTATCGCCGACCATAGCCAATGTAGGCGCAGTCGCAAGACCGCCCTTAGCCAGATGTGGGATCTCAGGAACACCTATCGTTGGCAGCCATGAAAATGGCTCCCAGTCCATAATTTCCAGATCTCTGAGACCGTCAAGAGCGTCATTTATCGCATTGAACGGCTGAGCAATTACCCAGTTTATGCCGTCGATAAGTGAGTTTACAACGTCCTTGAAAATCCCTGCGATGTTCTCAGCAATACCCGAAAAAATTTCGCCACCTGCTGAGAATACATTCTTGACCGCCTGCCAAGCTTCCGAGAACTTATCTCTGAACCAGTCCGTCACATGACTGAACACCGATGTGATACCGTCCCAGACACCGCCGAAGAACTTGCTCACTCCTGAGAACGCGTTCTTTATGCCGTTCCATGCACCCGAAAACGCATTGCTGAACCACGTTCCTACTGATGAAAATGCCGATGTGATATCGTTCCAGCGATTCCTGAACCATGTTCCCACACCCGAAAAGATTCGTTTGATAGCTTCCCATGCCTGACGGAACTTATCGCTGAACCACTGGTCAATATCATCGAATATCTCCAGAATAGCGGAAAGCATTTTCGAGAATATTTCCTTTATTTTTTCGATACCGTCCGAGATCGCATTGAACAGACCGTCAATGATAAATCCGCCCATTGTGCCCATTTCCTTGGACGGACTGGCGATCCCGAATGCTTTCTTAAATCCTTCAATGAATGGCTTGTAAATGTGTTCATACGGCCATGTAATAAGACCTTTCAGCGCATCGAGCATACCGTTGAACAGCCCGAGGACTACATTGCCTCCGGCTTCATCTATCTTGCCGGAGAAGTAATCCTTTATGCTTGTAACAATCTTTGAAAGTGCTCCCCACAATAATGATACTGCGCCGCCAAGAGCACTGCCAAGCAATTCCATCCACTTGCTTGCAATTCCGCCCCAGTCTATGTTGATAATAAACTCTACAATCTTTGCGCCTATGCTTGCCCAATCAATCGTAGTAATTAAGTTAATTGCTGTATCAAGAACACCTTTGATTCCTTCAGACAGCGTTGCTCCAGCCTTGCCGAAGTCGAGGTTGTCAAACCAAGCATTGACAGCTTCACCTATACCTTTGCCCAGTCCCTTGAAGTCAAAGTTTGTGACAAACGCGAAGCCTGCATCGATAAACGCCTTTAGCCGCGCGGAAAGCGCCTTGCCAAGTCCCTTCCAGTCGGTTTTCTTAATGGCACGGTTCAGACCGTCAGCTATACCCTTGCCGATCTTGCTCCACTTTATACCCTCGAAGAACGTGTTGATCGCCGAAGTGATAGTGTTCAGACCGCCTGCAACTGTATCGCCCATAACGCCCCAGTCGATATTATCAACAAAGCCATTAATTCCGTCAGTTACCTTGGAAATACCGCTGTTTATCTTGCTGCTCAGTTTTTCCCAGTCGATTCCGCTAAAAACAGAATTAACACGTTCTGCAAGTATCTGACCTACGCCTGCCCAGTCTCCCTGCTTTATCGAATCTTTCAGGCGTTCTGCCCAGTCGGGAAGTTCAGGTTCTGTCATATCGATTTTGCTGTAGTCAATGCCGCTGTCAGATGAACCCGATTCATCGTCTCCGCCGCCTGACAGCACGTTCATTTCGTCTATGCCAGCCATGGATACCTTGGCTTTTTTAGCGGCTTCTGTCGTTGATTTCAGCTTCTTGGTGGCTTCCGCCGCCTGTTTGTAGGTCGTACCGAATATGCCCGATATGAACCCTGCAATAGACTTTGTGACCGCCGCAAGACCGCTCATCAGAGTGTTTAGCGCAGGCATTATAGCCTGCATTATCGGTGTGAATGCGATTGCTAAATTTGCCTTGACAGCGTTCAAAGAATTGGAAAACTGTTCGTCAGCCTTGGCGGTTTCTATAAATCCGTCTTTCAGGGCGCGGAAGGCAGCGTACAGTCCTGCCATAACGAAAACGCGCTTGAAGGTGTTTTTCAGGGTCGTTCCTAATTTGTTGACAGGTTTGATCACGCTCAGCGCAGATTTTCCTATGCCTGATATCTTACTCCCGAGTGATGAAAACGCCTTTGCGCCTACGCTCCTTATCTTGCCGAATACTTTACCGAATCCTGAACCCAGTTTTTTCAGTACAGTGCTTGACCGTGTGTGCATTTCCGACCACTTGGCATTCAGACCGTCCAACTTTTTCTGCGTTGATAAAATACGCTGCTCAACAGCCGCAAGCTGTGATGTAGTCTTGTCGGACGGCTCGGCAGCGGAAAGCTCCTGCCACTTCTTTTGCAGTATCGCCATTTGCTGGCTCGTCATTTCAATTTCCTGCCGCAGCCGTTTTGCAGGATTTGTATCGATCTGAAACTTACCGAACTCTGCTAACTTCGCATTAGCTTTTTCGACCGTCTGGGTGAGCGGCTTTCCTATTGATTCAGATATCGCCTCAATCTCTTTTAAAATCTCGGCGGTATTGTACTGCACATAGTTTCCTGTTGATTTAGATATGCGTGCAGAGGCATTCTTCACAGCTTCTGTCATGGACTTTGCCTGTGCTTCTTCGCGCTCCACGAACCGCTGCAATGCTGCTTCAACGCCATTGTCAGTTACTTCCTTGACCTGCTCCATGGCTTGCTCAACGGATTCCGCAGCCTTTTTCCCGGCTGTACCAACGGATTTCTGAACGGCTTCTGCGGCTTGTTTGCCTATGCTGTTCAGCGGTTCTTCTACTGCTTTGCTGACAGCTCCGCCCAGCTTTCCAGCAGAGCTCTGTGCCTGTGCCGTAATTTTTTCTATCTGCGGCAGAATTTTGTCCTTGATAACAAAATCCAGTGATATTACTCCGACCGATGTTGGCATGATTTTCCCTCCTTTCACAAAAATGAAAGGCACTCGCGTGGAGTGCCCTAAAACATATTCTTAAACATTCGTTCAAACATCGCCGCAAATTGCTCAGGTGCCTGAACTGATTTCATCTGCTGTGCGCGGAAGTTCCGCCAGCTATTACGGATTCGATGTTCGTGCTGTGTGAAATTTTTCAGTCGATCAGGGCTGTTTTCCTTGCGGATCAGCACAGTCTGTCCCAAGGGCGTATCTTCCATTAAACCTCCGATAAGCAGCCGCCAATCAGAGTAGTGGAGAGATCCCTGCTCGCTTGGGAGAATGTGGTACTGCTTGGCTATCGACTGCTCGATCAGCGTGCGGTCGTGGTCAAGGTCGTACCATTTTTCCTCACTGTTCGGGAAACGAATCCTCGTCCTTTGGCTCTTCGCCCGTCATAGCCGCGATGACCAGCTCGAAAAGCTTCTGATACGCGGCAAACGAAAGATCCATTTCATCAATTTCCTTGAACTTCTCGCCAAAGGCAAGTTCCAGTGCCTCGTCTACTTTTTCAACATCTCCCTTGGAATCGTTGAAAAGCTTTGTAACCTTGATCACCGTGTTCTTTCTGTCGTCCACAGGATATACTTTTCCGCCGATCCTGATCTCAGGAGAGCCGCAAAGCAGCTTTTTATCAAGTGTGTACATTTTTCCCATTATTCTGATACCTCTACTTTCTTACGGGTTCTTTTTGCTGTCGTTCTTAAAGGCGACGCTGATGCCGCAGCCTGCGTCAGGTCGCCGGGGTAAAAGTCGGTTTGCCGTCCGAGGCAGCGTCAAACGCCAGCGGTCCGACCGCAGTAGAATCACCGCTGCACCACTCTGTAACGCTGATTACTGCTTTCATTGTCAGCTTTGCGCCGTCGGGGAACGTCCACACAAATGTTGTGGTAGCCGCCGCGCCTGTTTTTAGTGCAAGACCGTTGATGTAGTCATTGCCGGCATCGCCGATGTTGCGCTTGCCCGACACGGATATAGTGATAGACTTGCCCGTCATCAGTCTGCGTGTCCAGCCTTCCTGATCGTAGGGCTTCCATTCTTCGACGTTGCCGTCAATGGAAACTGAATAGCTTTCCATATCTGCTATAGTCGCAAGATTGCTCTCTGTTGCGCCATCTCCTCCCGTTTTGTCAACCTTGAACTGGTTTTCATAACAGGGAAATACACCTGTCTTTTCTGACATAGTTAATCATTCCTTTCGATGTATATAATATC